CAGTCTTCTATGTCTAGCCAACCCTGCTCGCTTTCCTGAGCATCTCGCCAGGTTACTCTTACGATAGGGTATCGACCTATATCCATTCTAACTTCTTGACTCTACTGTTAGGACTTTTAACTTCTTAAACAGGTCCTTAACTTTATTGATTAACTTCTTTACAGCTTCTTTGATCTTATTAATTATCTTCATAGTATTATCCTAATGGCGATGATGCTGCATCAAGTCCTTTCCACAGATCATCTATCTCAGTTTTAAATTTACCTACAGCGTCCTCAAAGCTTTTAATAGCATCTGCCATAGCCTTGTACTCGTTTCTAATCTCTATCCAGTCTTTCTCCATGCTGTTTAACTTAGCAGTAGATGCCGCAGCATTGTCCAAGACTTCCTGTTGCCTTTCTTTTATATTATCCAACAATGTAGATAGTTCAGCCAACTTACCCTGCAAGTGACCTAGGTCGTTGTCTGTAATCTTTGTTTCTATCGCAATGATTTGTTTTTGCATAGGTCCTATATCTGGGATACTGCTAGACAGACTTGCAACACTTGCCTCTAAGTTATCTATTCGACTGACAAACTCACTAGCGGCCCATATACCACCGCCGATGGTTGTAGAAAAAGACATCAATATCGCTATGTAAACACCCTTAAACTTGACTCCCCCAACGTCAAGCTCTATATCCTCAACACCCATTAAAGACCGCCTAGATTACCGTTCTGATTGTTGTAATTTGTAGTTGGATTTTCATTCGTAACTTCTATAACATCTTGAACCAACTGTACTGGGTCATAGAGCTTTGCGTTTATATTATAACCAGATCCCATAGATGCCACATTCTCTCCTGAACCGTAGCTGTAAGCGCTGTACATCTCATTAATAGTAACGGGAGGGGTATCACCGTAAAAGCCGTCATAGACCTCTGTAGTGGCTTGAGTCCACCCTATATTGGCATCGTTGTTAAAGAATACACCTTGGAGCACAGTATTGGTTGCATTATCCCAAGTAACTGTTAATTGGTCAGTCCAGGCATCGTAGGCCACTGTAGAGTTAGTTATGTTCGATAGCGTAGCAATGCCATCGTAATTGATCATAGCGAGTGTTGCTGAGTCCTGACTCGCCCAGAGGCTTGCTGTAGCCGCCTGCGCTTTATCTTCAATAGTATCCAGTGACTGATTAAAGGTTTGGACTGTCGATTGGTCAATCTGTACATCATTTGCGCGAATGTAATTCTGCAACTGTATACGTTCATCGTCAGTTTGAGCATTAACAGCTTCAGTGTAAATTGCTTCCGCTTTAGATATTTCTGTAGCCGAGTCTGAGAACATATCAATTGCTGCTTGCATCTGGTCCATATTTTCTTCATAAGAGTCCACCAGTAAGTGTTCGGCTGAATAATAGTTAGCGTTGGCTGTATCGAGTATAGATTGGTTGTAGTAAGCGACTTCTACTAAGTCTATCTTGTGGCTATCTGTACGCCCTGCTACCGGCACAACAGTACCTGCAACGCCTGTAGGGTCAGTTGGTACACCCATTGACATCTCTATCACACTGGCTTGAGCATCGCTGACTTGAGTATTGATGTAATTAGCAGTGTTGACCAGCTCTTGTATTTCTACAAAATCACCGATAGGACGTAAAGGGTTGATGTTGGGATCAATGAGGGACCCAAAGCTAACGGCTTGTGGATAGTAAACCCCAGTGTCACCACTCAGTTGTGCGGAAACTAGAAGAGATAGACTTGCCGCTATTTTCTTTTTGTTCATCTCCAGATTCTCCATTAATTCCTAAAGCTATATCAAAGTATTCTTTGTTTTTTTCATACCCGACAACAAATAACTTAGGCTTCCTTTTCATCGTTAAATAAGCATTCTTACCAGCGACTACCTTACCATTTACTATCAGAGGACAAGGGGTTCCGCTTTGGAACATACTAAGCCAGATTTTATCCGACTGGCACATCCTGGTTATAGATGCAATCTTCATGTTAATTGAGAAGAGAACTGTAGCATCCTTACGCCGGTTACACTCTTCATCCTGTATGTACTTACCAGTGCTGATGCCTATCTGTAAAGTAGATACGCCGCCGCTGGTAGACTTTAGGCAACTATCGTTACCGCCTGACATCAAACTTGGAGCTACTGCCGAAGCAACAGGTATCTCACTGGCAGAACCAGCACCGTTGTACTGATTCGTGTTAGTGGTAGTCTCATTGTTTGAATCGACAGTCGCACCCTGCTGATTGGTGTTTAAATCACCACTCTGGGTTGAGGTATTGCCGCTATCCGTCTGGGCGTAAAGATCTACAGGAAGTAAATACACTACCAAGAGGACAGTACATAAAATACTCAGTCTTGAGCTATATTCTTTCATAATGAAAAGAACTTTGCCACTAATCTAAGTTTTCGCCAGCAGCAGATAGGTAGTCGCCTAAAGCCATCATAGTCTTAGGGTCGTTTATAATAAAACTGTATAAGGCTTCGTACCCGTCAATACTTATGGTTATAAGCTTATCCTGAGGTAAATAGTCAACTAATAGCTTCTTGTTGCTTTCGCCATCATCGATGACCATTGATAGTGATTCAATCATGTTATCCTCTCCAATTGTTCTTTGATTTGTTTTTCCCACTCCTCAATCATCTCTCGATAATCGGCGGTGTAGAGCTTTTTGGGTTTATTAGCATCAGCCAACATCTGCCTTACCATCTCATCGCCGTACATATCCTGCATGTATAGCGTGTAATTCTGTGCAGCAGAGCCATGCTTCATACCAAACTGGTTACAATATACGCATTGGGGGTGAACATTCTCTTCCTCCAAGGCCCAGTAGGAACTAGACCCTTTAGGAATAAAGTGACCACCTTGCATACCCTCGTTCCAAGGCTTTGTACAGCCGCAGGAGACACAGGAGCAATACCCGTTATCATCTGCCGCCTTTAACCTTACAAGCTTCTGTAGAGCCTTTAAGGCATCTTTACGAAGCTGTTGTGCAGTCTTAGCCTTCTTTTTTGGCATACTTCAGTTCATTTTCGTGTTCAGCGGTTGACTTAACATTTATGTATGTGCAAGACTTAACCAGAATACCCTTGCAGAAGTAGCCTAGAAGATCACCTTTGGCGCTATGGACTGGCTCCAATAAAGCGCCGCAGTCAGGACAAGGGTTCACTGTGACACCCATTAGAATGGCACATCGTCTTCAAAGTCGTCACTTCCCGCCGGTGCAGCAGCTTTAGGTTCATCTTTCTTCCAAGAATCCTTCTCTTGGATAGACATACTCATAAAACTCTTGCCTGCTTGGGACTTCTTAATCCAGGCAGATACCTCAAAGTCCTTACCACCAACATTCAGTGGTCCCCGGTAGTCAGGCTGATTGCCTTGCTTACCATCGTTCTTAAACAATGCACCAGAGTTGGTGTTATCATAATCGCTCATTTTATGCTCCCTTCAGTAGTCTACGTTCTTCAGTTGTAAACGGTGCAGAAGATACCTTGGTAGGTGCTTTCCACATCGCTCGTTGATCGTCTTCTTCAATCTCACCAAATGCTTCTTTAGCGAATTGTACATTCTCTTCACTAGGATCGGCTAGTAAGTCTTTAACAGCGTCTACAGACTCCTGGTTGCGCTTAACGGCCTGTAAGCATAGATCCCATTCACTTGGCCCTTCTACAAGCTCAAGTGACTTTCCCCGCATCATCGCAGCCTCTGCATCATCGTCAGCAGTAGGTATACCAGCCATAGCCTGTAACGCATAACGTCTAGCGTAGGTTATCGCACTACCGCCGGCTTGTGGGTCAGACTTGGTTATGGGTAAGTAGAACTCTGACTCAATGAACTGACCAGAGGTATGCATGAGGATTGTCTTAACACCGATACCTTTGCCACCATCAGAGGTAGTAGGTAGCTGCACATAAGACAAACCGTTCTTATTGAACGGCTCTTTGATAGCTTTGATTACGCTAGTAAGATCAGCGTAGGATGATTTAAAGAATGGATTCTTAGCGTCTTTGACAGCGCCTCCCATCTCATTCTGGGCCTTACATAGAGCTGTTGCCAGCTCGTTTAGGTTTTCTGACTTATTCAT